CGCTATGCCACCGTCAACCCGGCCGCCAACGCCGGTCTGGTCGAAGGCATGAAGGGGCTGTTCAACCCGACTGACACCATCAGCAAGCAGTTCAAGAACGGCCTGATGGGCACCGGCGTGCTTGGTTACGAAGAAATCAACATGTCGCAGTCGATCAAGCAGTTCACCTGCGGTACTCGCGATGCCACCGGCGGTTCGACCTCGGCGGCCGTCACCACTGAAGGTGCGACCACCATCGCCATCACCGGCGCTGGTAACAACGACACCATCAAGGCTGGCGACGTGTTCACCGTGGCTGACTGCTATGCCGTCAACCCGCAGACCCGTGAAAGCACTGGTTCGCTGTTCCAGTTCGTCGCTCTGGCGGACGTGACGCTGGGTTCGTCGGGCGAAGGCAACGTCACCGTTGCTCCGATGTACTCGGCTGGTCACGCTCTCGCCACCGTCAACGCTCTGCCGGGCAACAGCAAGGCAGTCGTGTTCGTCGGTGCTTCGGGCGGCCAGTACGCGCAGAACCTCGTGTACCACAAGGACGCGATCACCTTCGCCACCGCCGACCTTCTGCTGCCGCAGGGCGTCGACATGGCCTCGCGTCAGGTGCACAACGGCATCTCGCTCCGCGTTGTTCGTCAGTACGACATCAACAACGACCGTATGCCCTGCCGTATCGACGTTCTGTACGGTTACAGCACCATTCGTCCGCAGATGGCTTGCCGTCTCTGGGGCTAAACAAACACACGGCCCCCGGTTCGCCGGGGGCCACTTTCTGATTAAGGAGAATTGCAATGGCTCTTCCCAATGGTGCTGGTGGCTACCAGCTTGGCGATGGCAACCTGACCGAAGCCGTTCTGGGCGTCCAGAAGGTTCCGGCTACCCTGACCGGCGACACCACCCTGTCCGGCGCCGACATGGCGCTGGGTCTGGTCGTGTGCCAGAAGGCAAGCGACGCTACCCTGACCGTCACCACCGCCACCGGCGCGCAGCTTGACGCTGCGATCCCGTCGGCCAAGGTTGGTTCGTCGTTCAACCTGACCATCACGAACAACAACAACAGCGGCTCGTCCTCGACCGTTCCCGTGACCGCCGGCACCGGCATCACGGTTTACGGCTCGGTGACCGTCCCCCGGTTTGGCGCTTATACCTATAAGTTCGTCAAGACCGGCGATGCCACTTGGTCGGCGTTCCTGATGTAATGGCGAAGGGGGCTTCGGCCCCCTTCAACTGAAAGGTTACCGCAATGCCTAACACCAAGCCTATCGGTGTCGCTTACGAGGACCAGTACCTCGACGGCGCCACCATCGCTAACCCGGTCTACACCGCCAAGGGCGCGGCGCTGACCACGCAGCTTACGTCGATCACGTCCACGGCCCCCGGTACGCCGGACTACGCCATTCAGGATTTGATCAACACCAGCGCATATGGTTTCGTCACCAAGGACGAAGGCAACACGGTTCTGTCGGTTATCGCTAACCTCCAGACCCGCGTCGCCCAGCTTGAGAGCCGCCTTCAGGCTCTGGGGCTGATCGCCTAAGAGTGGGCGGCTTTCGGGCCGCCCACAACTACGAGGTACGTATGTCTGTTATCTACATGGTCCATCCGCAGCACGGAGCCAAAGTCGCTATCTCGCAAGAGGAAGCGAATTATGATGAAATGTTCGGCTGGGAACGCTATGATCCTGCCACGCCCGAACCGGCGGCGGACGATGGCGAGAGCGAAGAGGACTTCGTTCCGGTCAACGAAATGGCGGCACCCAAGCGCCGAGGACGCCCGCGCTCCAAGCAGGAAGACTGATCCATGACGACGGCCGGGGACATCATTAACGGTTCGCTGCGGCTTTTGGGCGTTCTGGCAGAAGGCGAAGTACCCTCGGCGGAAACGTCGCAGGACGCCCTGAATGCCATGCGCCAGATGATTGATAGCTGGAATACAGAACGGCTGTCAGTCTTTGCCACGCAGGATCAGGTGTTCATTTGGCCGGCCGGCCAGTTGTCGCGTACGCTGGGGCCGTCCGGCGACTTCGTCGGCAACCGCCCGGTACTGCTGGACGACAGCACCTATTTCAAAGACCCCGGCACCGGCGTCAGCTACGGCATCAAGTTCATCAACCAGCAGCAGTACAACGGTATCGCGGTCAAGACCGTGACTTCGACGTACCCGCAGGTCATCTTCGTCAACAACACGTTCCCCGACGTGGAGATGTTCATCTACCCGCGTCCGACGCGCGATTTGGAGTGGCACTTCGTTTCGGTCGAAGAACTGACCGCGCCGGTCACGCTGGCCACGCAGCTTCATTTCCCGCCCGGCTATCTGCGGGCGTTCCGCTACAATCTGGCCTGCGAGATGGCACCGGAGTTCGGTATGGAGCCGAGCGGTCAGGTGCAGCGCATCGCCATGACCAGCAAGCGCAACCTCAAGCGGATCAATAACCCCGACGACATCATGGCGATGCCGTACAGCCTTGTGGCGACGAGACAACGTTACAATATCTTTGCTTCAAACTATTGACTGTATTTGCTATGTTTTCCGGCAATAAAACCTTTAGTGCCTTTGACAGCCCGCAAAAGCCCTTGCGCTTTGTACGCGTCAATTGCGTGCTGAATGTTTTCGCGGTGCGTAAGCAATTCAAGATTGTCCAGACGATTGTCCGCGCGATCCAAATTCTTATGGTTAACTTCCATACCTTCTGGAATGGGGCCGTTAAACGCCTCCCACATCGCGCGATGGACGGCTACCTTAGCGTACTTTCCATCTTTGCAAGGGCTGAACCGGACATAGTTGTCCCGCGCTATGTGCGTTTTAACAGGCCGCGCGGTGCTATCGCCAGCCCACGTTTTGCCGTGTTTAATATTAAACGCAGTCGTAATGCTGGTGTTCAACAATTTAGCAACGTCGCCCAGCGTGCTGCCCGCCGCAAACATATCCTTGGCGACATCAATTTGCTCGGCGCTAAGCAGCTTGCCTCGCGCTACGCGTCTAACGCGCGCAAGATTGCTGATTTCGTAAAGGCCTTCATAGCCGCGGACAGGTTTCCAAATCTCCATGCCGTAGACATTAAACCCGTATACGTTGGAGATCAAGCATGAAAACCCCCATTCTGGGCAGCGCTTATGTTACTCGGTCGGTTAATGCCGCCGACAACCGCATGGTCAACCTGTTCCCCGAAGTCGTGCCGGAAGGCGGCAAGGAGCCTGCGTTCCTTCAGCGCGCGCCCGGCCTGACACGGCTGGCCACTGTCGGTATCGGTCCGATCCGCGGCGAATGGACGTTCGGCAATTACGGCTATGTCGTGTCTGGGCCGACGCTGTTCCAGATCGACACGAACTGGAACGCGGTCGCCAAGGGCACCGTGGCGGGCACCGGGCCGGTCAGCATGGCCGACAACGGAACGCAGTTGTTCATCGCGGCCAATCCGCAGGGTTACATCTACAACGCCCAGACTGACGTGTTCCAGCAGATCAGTGACCCGGACTTCCCCGGCGCCGCGACGGTCGGCTACATCGACGGCTACTTTGTGTTCAACGAACCGAACAGCCAGAAGATTTGGGTGACGCAACTGCTGGACGGCACCAGCGTCGATCCGCTCGACTTTGCCAGCGCCGAAGGCAACCCGGACAACGTCACGGCTATCTTCGTGGACCACCGCGAAGTCTGGGTGTTCGGCACTAACTCGACCGAAGTCTGGTACGACGCCGGCCTGCTCGATTTTCCGCTGACCCGCATTCAGGGTGCCTATAATGAACTGGGCTGCGCTGCGCCGTACTCCATCGCCAAGATGGACAACCAGATTTACTGGCTCGGCAAGGACGCCCGTGGTCAGGGCATGGTCTACCGGGCGGCTGGCTACATCGGCCAGCGCATCTCGACGCACGCGATTGAGTGGCAGTTGCAGGAGTATACCGACCTGTCGGACGCGGTCGGCTACACCTACCAGCAGGATGGCCACAGCTTTTACGTGCTGAACTTCCCGTCGGCCAACACGACATGGGTGTTCGACGTGGCGACCGGCGCATGGCATGAGCGCGCGTCATTCGCCAACGGCCAGTTCAACCGGCACCGCGGTAACTGCCAGATGTTCTTCAACGGCCAGAACGTCATCGGCGACTACCAGAACGGCAAGATTTACAAGTTCGACCTCGAAACGTACTCGGACGATGGCCAGCCGCAGAAGTGGCTGCGCTCGTGGCGCGCGCTGCCGACCGGCGCGAACAACCTCGCCCGTACGGTCCAGCATTCGATGCAGCTAGACTGCGAGACAGGCGTCGGGCTGAACGTCGGCCAAGGCAGTAATCCACAGGTTATGTTGCGCTGGTCGGATGACGGCGGCCATACATGGTCGAACGAACACTGGAAGTCGATGGGCCGGATCGGTCGGTTCGGCTACCGCACCATCTGGCGCCGTCTGGGCGCGACGATGAAAATCCGCGACCGCGTCTACGAGGTGTCCGGCACTGACCCGGTCCGCATCTACATCATGGGCGCCGAACTGCTGCTCAGCGGGACGAGGGCCTGATGGCCTCGGCGCCGATCAACCCTACGGCTCTTACGCCGCCGCGCGTGGCGCTGATCGACTCGCGATCCGGCGCGATCAGCCGTGAGTGGTATCGGTTCTTTCTGTCGCTGCTGACGGCGACGCAGACCAACCAAGACCAGACCGAACTGGCGCCTGACGCCAACGCGCTGCTGGCGTCCTATGACGCCATGCTGGCCGAACTGACGCAGATCACTGAAAGCGCGCCGGACTGCTGCTCGGCGACCGCTGACGTGGACGCCAAGGTCAACGCGCTGGCGCAGGCCGCTGG